ACAAATGTTGACAAAGTAATAGACAACCTACCAGAACCTTCTGGTTGGAGACTTTTAGTTTTACCTTTTACACCAAAAGAAAAAACTAAAGGTGGTTTAATATTTTCACAAGAATCTTTAGACAAAGCAAGGATCGCAACTAACTGCGGTTATGTTTTAAAAATAGGACCAGACGCTTATAAGGATAAAGAAAAATTTCCTCAAGGCGCATGGTGTGAAGAAAAAGATTGGGTGATTTTTGCAAGATATGCTGGATCACGTTTACCAATAGAAGGCGGAGAAGTTCGTATTCTTAACGACGACGAAGTTTTGGGCACCGTTGCTGACCCAGAATTTATGTTGCATTACATTTAATTTCATAGGAGGAAACTATGCCAACAGACAACGAAGAAAAAAATATTCCTATGGTAGATATTGATACGTCAGGACCTGATGTAGATATTGATGTACCAGAGGAAAAAGAAGAAGTAAAAAAAGAAGAAGTAAAAGTTGAACAGGTAGAAACTGTTGAACAAGAAAAAGAAACACCGGCAGAAGGTGAAGAGAAAGATGAAGAATTAGAAAGTTATAGTAAGAAAGTCAAAAGAAGAATTGATAAACTTACTACAAAAATGAGAGAAGCTGAAAGACAAAAAGAAGAAGCTTTAGTTTATGCACAATCAGTAAAAGCAACTTCAGATAGTCTTAAGAAAAAATACTCTCAACTAGAAACAAGTGGCTTAAAAGATAGAGAAGAAAAAATTCAATCTAATCTTAAGGCTACTTATGCAACATTAGCAGCCGCAAGAGAAGCTGGAGATTTGGAAGCTGAAGTTAATGCTCAAAAAGAAATTGCTAGACTTGGTTACGAGGAAGCAAGATTAGAAGAGCAAAAAGATACTACTTCTAAAGCTGAACTTATGGAAAGACCTGTAAACATTACACCGTCTAGAAAACCCGAACAAACTAGAACACCTGATCCAAAAGCACAGGATTGGGCTCAAAGAAACAGTTGGTTTGGTAAAGATAGTGCAATGACTTACACTGCTTTTGATATACACAAAAAATTAGTGGATGAAGAAGATTTTGACCCAACTTCTGACGATTATTATGAAGAAGTTGATAAAAGAATAAGACTTGAATTCCCTCACAAATTTGGTAGAAGTGAGGATAGGGAAACGACTACACCTGTACGAACGGTAGCTTCGGCTAGACGTTCTGTCAAACCCGGTCGCAAAACTGTGTCTCTCACACCTTCACAGGTAGCAATTGCTAAAAAATTAGGTGTGCCACTGGAAGAATATGCGAAACAGTTAAAAATCACGAAGGAGGTATAGCATATGAAAAATGAAGAAAACAAAAAGACCACCCGTGCAAGCCAGTCTAGATCTAAAGAAAAAAGACCTACGACATGGGCTCCCCCGTCATCTTTAGATGCACCACCTGCGCCAAAAGGTTTTAAGCATAGATGGTTACGGACAGAAGTTTTAGGGTTTGACGACACTAAAAATATGTCAGGGAAACTTAGATCAGGTTATGAATTAGTGAGAGCTGATGAATATCCAGATGGAGTTTTTCCAACTATGCAAGAAGGAAAATACGCAGGAGTTATCGGAGTAGGCGGCCTTGTGTTGGCAAGGTTACCGGAAGAGATCGCACAATCTCGAACTGAGTACTTTAAAAAGCAAACTCAGGAGAGAAATGAAGCAATCGACAACGATCTTATGAGGGAACAACATCCAAGTATGCCGATCAATAGTGATCGACAAACTCGTGTAACTTTTGGTGGTTCGAAGAAACGTTAATTTTTTAACAATTCCTACCCGCTAAATTTAATTAAAACCGTGCTGGAGGTCCTTCGGGACAGGCACATAAAGGAGAAACAACTATGGCTAATAGCTCAACTACAGGCTTTGGTTTAAGAATGATCGAAAGATTAGGTAATACACCTTCAATCGGCGGTCAATCTGAATACTTAGTCGAGTCAGGTTTAGGAGTAGGTCTTTATAAAGGTAACCCTGTTTCACTGCAAGATGCAGGTGGATCAGAAGGCTTTTTACAAGATGCTAGTTTCGCAACTACAGACGACACAGGTAATGGTGGCGCTGCTTACGATAATGGGGCTGACTCATTATTAGTAGGTGTTTTCAACGGAATTTTTTTCGTTGATAGCTCAACAGCAAAACCAAGATTTGTAAATTCTGTAGACGCAGGAACAATCTTTGGAACTGACTATAACACTGGAAACAGTAATGGAACTGCATTCGTGAATGATGATCCAATTCAAGAATACATGATCAAAACAGACGCTGCATGTCCAACAAGTAACAACGGAAAAAGCTTCAACGTAACATCGTTTACAGCTACTGATAACAAAGACGGTCAATCGACTGTACTTTTAAATGTTAACGGTGGTTCAGCTACAACTAAAATGTGGAAAGTTGTCAGAGTCGGTCAAGACCCTGAAAACAAAGACATTTCAGCTGCTGGTGTAAACATGGTTGTTGTAGTTAATTCTGCAAGTAACTTGTACATTAACTAAGCTTAGGAATAGGAGATAAAATACTATGGCTATATCACGATCACAACTAGTTAAAGAACTAGAGCCAGGTCTGAATGCACTATTCGGCTTGGAATACAAAAACTACGAGAACGAACATGCTGAGATTTTCGATACTGAATCATCTGACAGAGCTTTTGAAGAAGAAGTTATGTTATCTGGTTTCGGTAATGCGCAAGTTAAAGCTGAAGGTCAAGGTGTATCATTTGATGATGCGCAAGAGACTTTCACTTCTCGTTACACTCATGAAACAATCGCTTTAGCGTTTTCAATTACTGAAGAAGCAATTGAAGACAACTTGTATGACAGACTTGCGTCTAGATATACAAAAGCATTAGCTAGATCTATGGCTAATACTAAACAAGTTAAAGCGGCTAACGTCCTGAACAATGGTTTCGATGGAAACTTTGCAGGTGGTGACGGAGTATCACTTTTCGGTAATAATGCAGGTGGAGCAATTGTAAACCACCCTACATTAGCTGGAACATTCTCTAACCAATTGCAAACTCCTGCTGACCTTAATGAAACATCATTAGAGCAATCTCTAATTGATATTTCTGCTTTCACTGATGAAAGAGGTCTAAAAATCGCTGCTAGAGGAATGAAAATGATCATTCACCCTAATCAGCAATTTACAGCAGAGAGACTAATGGAATCAAAAGGTCAGACGGATACAGCAGATAACAATATTAATGCTATCGTATCTAGAGGAATGGTACCTCAAGGTTATGTAATTAATCATTACTTAACTGATACAGACGCGTTCTATATTAAAACTGATGTTCCTAATGGCATGAAAATGTTCAACAGATCACCTATTTCCACTAAAATGGAAGGTGACTTTGACACTGGTAACGTTAGATACAAAGCAAGAGAAAGATACTCTTTTGGATTTTCTGATCCAAGAGGTATGTATGCTTCTGCTGGAGCGTAATAAATAATTAAATGAGGGGCGGTTTCGCCCCTCATAAACAACTTGAAATAAAATTTTAAAAACTATATATAGATAGTACAAGGAGAAAAATTATGAAACTATTTGAAAAATTAAAAGACCCAGATTTTATACCATATAGAAAAAAAGATATGATTAAAGAATTAGAAATAAGAGTTAAAAAGCTAAAAAACTCATTAGATAAGTTTTCTGGTGAAAAAAAAACTTTAGCTGAAGAAAAAATTTCTTTATTTGAAACTAAAATTGCTGAGTATAAAGAATTAACTGACATGAACCAAGAACAAATAGAAGCTGAAAAAACTAGAAGAAAAAATAGCGATCTTGAAGTTTGGAGTCATTTAAAATAATTTTTAAATGAAAACATTTTTGGTTAATATTTGGGCCTACGATCACCATTCTAGGTTTAAAGTTATATCAGAAGACGACCCTCAATCACTTGAAAAAGCAATCCTTGACAAACTAGGAGAAAATAGTATAGTTTGGGAAAACCTTGGCGTCAGTTATGACAATAAGGTAAATAGAATAACTTATGAGGAAGTTATAAATGATACAAGACCTATACAAAGCAAAAAGGTCCTTGGAGTTGAAGTGGGAACAGGAGCACCTAGATAATAATAGGTATACTCTTGAGATGGTTAGAATTGACGACAAAGTCAAAGAAATCATTACAAAGATTAAGCTAGAAGAAGCTCAGATCGCCCATAGACAGAACAACATTGAAGGTTCTGCTCCTGAAGTTTCAGTAGCTACTTAGTAAAAAGCTACATCGTTGGAAAAAATTCACTCCACACTGTAGGCTCTCTTGCACTCTATTAAAAACTGTTGTATAAAAAACACACTATACATTTAAAAAGATTATAGACGCGTATAGTCGACGGCCTAGAGACTATAATCTATTAACTAGGAAAAGGAGAAAAATTATGGCAAGAACTACATTTACAGGACCATTGGTTATCGGAAGAGCAGCAACAAGTACTTCAGAAGGTGTCAATGGTGAAGTTATAATACAAAATGCTGACGGAAGCACTTCACCAGTTGGTGGTGGTGGAATAACTTGGGAAGTTGTTACTGCAAGTAAATCTGCAGATGCAGCTACTGGATTATTTATAAATAACGACGCGCAGACAACAGATATAATTATTACAATGCCTGCAGCACCAACTGTTGGTGATACAATACATTTAAAAAATGTTACAGATAACGCAAGCGGTTTTGAATTTAATGAATTTGTGTTTTCTAGCGAGGCTGGTGGAATTGAAGGCGTTGTGTCTGGAGCTAGTGGAGTTGGTGGAGCAGATTTTAGTAAAGGTACACCTATTCCAAGAGGATTTGGAACTACTTCAGGTCAATACGTTTACACCGGTTCAACATATGGTTGGGTTAGAGTATAATTAATTTTTATAGAGCTACTTCGGTAGCTCTGTAACTTAGGAGAAAAAATATGTCAGGAAGCGCAACATCAGATCAAACAACCTTAACCTTCGATACAGTCGGAGCAGATACTTTAGGTAAAACAGGTAGAGCTAGAATTACTTCTATTCAAGGAAAAGGAATAGCAAACTCTACAATAGTTTTTTACAATTCTGCAGATGCAGCAGTACCGGGAGCAGCTATAGCTACTTATAACTATGGTGATGAAGGTTTAGAAGTTTATGTTCCAGGTTCAGGTATTTTATTTAAAGAAGGAATTGTTTATAATTTAACTGGAGCAGGCGGAAGCGTTACTATAACTATTACGGGAGCGTAAGCTCATGGCTAACACTACTTCGGGAACAACGACCTTTGAAAAAGGTTTTTCTATAGATGATATAGTTCACGAAGCGTATGAACGAATAAATATGACTGGTGTTACCGGTCAACAATTAAGCTCTGCTCGAAGATCATTAAACATAATGTTTCAAGAATGGTCTAATAGAGGTCTTCACTATTGGGAAATAAAAAACAATAACTTAACTTTAGTGCAAGGTAAGAACCTATACACTATGTATAGATCACCTGAAGATGGTACTTCAGATGCTAACGCTATTTATGGAGTTGATGATATTTTAGAAGCTTCTTATAGAAATCAACAAAACATAGATTTTCCATTAACTAAAATAAATAGATCAATCTATCAATCTTTTGCAGATAAATCACAACAGGGTTCGCCCACACAATTTTTTGTTCAAAGATTTATTGACAGAATAACAATAACTTTATTCTTAACTCCAGGTTCGACTGAAGCCGGTAATAGTATTAACTATTATTATGCTTCAAGAATTCAAGATGCTGGAGCTTATACTAATCAAGCAGATGTGCCTTACAGATTTGTACCTTGTATGGTAGCGGGACTTTCTTATTATTTAGCACTTAAATTTCAACCAGCTGCAGTTCAAAATTTAAAAATGTTGTATGAAGATGAACTACAAAGAGCATTACAAAACGATGGATCTTCTTCTAGTTTATTTGTAACACCGAGAACTTATTTTCCGGAGATTTAATACATGACTAATTTATCAAAAGGCAGACACGCATTAGCAATCTCTGATCGGTCAGGAATGCAATTTCCTTATAATGAAATGGTAAGAGAATGGAATGGAGCTTTTGTGCATATTTCAGAATATGAACCTAAACAACCTCAATTAAATCCAATACCAATCGGTGGTGACCCACAAGGTTTACAAAACGCTAGACCTGACAGAACTGAGCCACCAACTTTTGATTTA